GATTACCCAACAGACCCTACGTTATCTGCACAACTTAGTTCAACTATAGTTTGTGGAATAAAAAATATAAGAACTATAGACACAATAAAAATTGTAAACGCTGGTAGAAAATATAATACTGCACCTGTTTTGTTTGTGAGAAATGGTGGTGAGATTGAATTGAGATCAAATATAAGTGGTGGATCGGTAACCTCCGTAGACGTAATTAAAAATTCAACAAACCTCGCATCCCCGTTAGATATAATTCCAATTTATAATTCTAATGGTTACGAAATTGATGCATTTCAAATTTCTGGAACAGATGTAACTATTGAATTGTTTAATACCCCAACCTCCTACCCATTTATTAATTCTGGCTATGGATCAACAATAACCATATTCCCATTTGCAATCGGAGATGAAATTTTTATTGAAAAATGTTTATTAACTAATGATACCAACTCTTTAGCAAATTATAATTCTTCATCATATGACTATACATTCTTTACTGTTACCGGTGTAAGCACCTCAAATAATACCATAACTTACAGCATGTCTGGCATATCTACAGGTAGTTTTGGTACTTATAATGGTGAGAGAAGGGGTATTGTTGTGAATAGAAAAGATATGGCTTCTTTTGAGATGATATTAAAAGATGATGTTAACTATCAATCTTCCGAAAAAGTGGTATCTCCCAAGTTTAGTGGAAAAATAATGGAAAATGGGTGGGATAATAAATTAAATCAAATGAGAATAACTAATGCGATTGGAGATCTTCAAATTGGTGATTCATTATTTGGACAAACTTCAAAAGTTAATGGAGTAGTAGAATATCTTAGTTATTTTGAACTTAATTCAACTTTAGGAGCTACTAGAAATAATGAAACTTCAACAAATAGTGATGGAATTTTAAATGATTTTCAACAAAGAATTTCGGATAACTTCTATTATCAAAAGTTTTCTTATTCTTTGAGAACTAATGTCCCATATTCTACATGGAGAGAATCTGTAAGATCGATAGTTCATCCATCTGGATTCCAAGAATTTTCTGATTATACTTTGTTTACTCAGCCAACTTCTTCCGAAGTTTCGGTGGGAATTGCAAAATCTATAAATATGAAACCAAAACTTTTGGTTGGTGATTCTAGTCTCTTGTTTAATATTGATACTAAAATTGATTTTTCATCCAGAAAAAACTACGCTTTAGTTTATGAAGATGATCCATATCCAGATGGATCTGTAGATAAAATTTTCTTTACCGAGGGTGTTGAACTTAGACCATATATTTTGAATCAAACAAATAAAGTAATAAGAATAGATGATATCAGTCCACAATTTACGGGCACAACCTCAACAGAGTTTAATGGAAGATATTATGATGCATCAGATTTGTTGGATTTAAATAGAGAATTTATTCAAGAAGAAGTTGTTGCTTTTGTTGAATTCAATTATCCAAACATTGGATTGAGTACAACATATAACGCTATTAAATGTAAGAGAGATGTTGGTTACATTGTCGATGCAGTATCTCATGACTTGAAATATAATTCTAATAATAGATCAGTCGAAGCCGGTCTTGCTTATTGGAATGCAGGATCATCCTATATTACCAATGAAACCGAAGAAACTTTGTTTGCATATAATTATGTAAAATTTATTGGCCAGTACATAATTAATAATCAAACTCCCCCAACATTATATCAAAGTTTGATTCCTCAACAATTTAACTTTGATATTATTGATGATCCATTGAATTATACTTCTACTAAGTATAAAAATGCTAGGAATTTAATTCTACTTAATAAAAAGGAGATACAAGATAGATCTTTAGCCTCAGTTGCAGTAGCTCACTCTGATTTTTATTTCCCAGGAGATTCCCAAACTAATTCTAGATCAAGATATTATGATGGGTATAGACTTATTCAACAAAATAGAACTGAAATTGTAGATACCGCTTGGAATAATACGGTTGCTGTTTATCCGGCAATATCTTCTACGCAAACAAAATGTAAAAGAGACCTTGGATATTTTGTAGATGCACTTTCTACAGACGTGTTTACTGGTGGCAATTTATATTCTAGAAAGTTTGTACTGCAGTACTTTAATAATGGTTTACCCATTTTAAATGGATTAGCTGGAGAAGAATTAGAGTCAATATATGCTTTTGGCCAAGCGACAACCTTAATGCGGAGGGCGGTAAGAAATGAATTGACTATAAAAGATCTTACAGTCACTGCAGGCCCACCTGTTTATGGAATAGGTACAACAGTTGGAATAACTTCCACAGCGGCTTGTACAGATGTACAAACTACCATTATTAGTTTGGCTGGAATAGTAACTACAACTATTTCTTTGGGAAATACGTCAATATTACCACTTGCAAATCCCGGAACTTATACTACTGGTGGATTGAAGTGTTTTAGAGATTTGGGCTATATTATTGATGGTGTTGCACAAGATATTTCTTACGGTACAAATCAACATACAATTTATAATACTAAAAAATACTTTAATGGAGCTGGTGTTGCACTAACTAATGGATTGGTAGGAGAAGAATCTCAATCAATTTTAGTATTTGAAACTTCCAAATATTTTATGAAACAAGCTATAACAAATCAGTTATATGGTAGAGATTTAACTATTGAAGTTGATCCATTGACTGGAGTTAATACAAGTACTAATTCTTATTTGGATATTCAATCAAGCATTGATACATTAGTTGGTATCTTAACTGTAGCTATTGGCAATAGCAGTCTTTCCGGAATCCCAACAGAAAGTTACGGTACAACAGATTGTGCTGATGTTAGAACGTCCCTAGGAAATTATATTGGCATAATAACCAGTATTATTGGATTAGGAACCGATTTTGCACCATCAATAACATATCCATCACTATCCTTAGGGGGTGCAATTGTTGGACTAAGCACATTTAAACTTAAAAATAATGGAACCAGTTTGTTCAAACATGAATTTAACTCCGATAATTCTAATATAATTTCTGTTTCGCAAAATATATTCAATATTGTTAATCATAATTACCAAACAGGACAAGAATTAATTTACAACTTTAATAATGGAAGTCCAATAGGAATAGCAACAACTTCTTATGTTACCGGAATTACATCATCATTAATACAAATTGGAAATTTAAATGGAACGGCAATTTTTGAAAACGGATATAATGTGGGTATAACTACAACTGTATCTGGAATTTCTACTACTTTAGTACCTGCTGGATTTTCCAACAAAATTTATACTGATGTAATTGGTGTTAGTACTACTGGTGTTGGTGCGGAATTTGATGTTCTAATAGCATATAATACAATAACGGGTCAACCAATATCTACTTCAGTAATACTTCAAAAAGGTGGTAGGGGATATTCGATTGGTGATGTGGTTTCAATTGCTGGAACTTACCTAGGCGGAATTACTCCAACCAATAATTTAACATTTAAAGTTTCAAATACAACTACATCTCAAGTGCCTTCACAGGCAAATTCTTCTTATTTAAGTGTCCCATCCAATGATTCAAGTGGGGCTACATTTAATGTTTTCCGTGATGGAAATGGAGATATTTCCAATGTTACGGTTCTTAAAGGCGGTGTTGGCTATTCAACTCAATCTACAGTTTCTATTGCAGGTACATACATTGGTGGAATAAACTTAGATTATATTACATTTAAACCTACTGAACTTGGTACTGACAAATTACCAGAAACTGTATTTGTATACAAATTAAATGATAATCAATTTGGATTATTGGGATTATCTACTAGTCCAGTATTTTTGAATATTACTCAGTTGGGTGTTGGTACTCACAGTTTAAGTCTAAAAAATCCTAACCCAAGTGTATTAATTTCCGTTGATAATATTGTTCAACCCCCACTTTCCAGAAGTCCTATAGTCATTAGTTTGGGTTCTTCTGTTTCTACAGCGACTACTACAATAATAAGTGTTTCTTCTGGAATATCTTCTTTGGTTACTGGCGATGTTATTAAATTAAATAATGAATATTTACAAATAAAAAATGTTTTGTTGAGTCAAAATAAACTTGATATCGAACGAGGATCTTTTGGATCAATTTCGGGAGTACATACTGTTGGTACATCAGGCACAATTTTTAAAGGAAAATTTAATATTGTTGGGGATACTATTTTCTTCTCTACTCCTCCATATGGACCAACAGGACCAACAGGAATAGAAACCAGATCTTCATTCTCGGGAAGAGCTTTTTCTAGACAAATTGATTCCAGCGAACCCAGGGATAAAAATATAGTACTTGATGATATTTCTAATTCATTTACTGGTATAGCTGCAACTCAATTTACAGTTAAAGTAGATGGAAATACAACCACAACATTATTCAATAACGTTAATAATAGTACTGATATTAGTAATAATCCATTAATTTTTATTAATGGTGTGTTCCAGTCTCCATCGGTTGATGTAACAGTTGAAAATTCTATAACGAATTCTTTAGCATTTTTGAGTGGAACTCCATCTGCGGGAAGAATTTCAGCAGTTTCAATAAGCACTTCATTTGGATATCAACCAAGATTGGTAGCATCAGCTGATGCGGTTGTTTCTGTATCTGGTACAATATCTTCTATTACAGTAAACGGTGGTGGATCTGGATATAGAAATCCACCACCAGTCAGTTTAGCTTCTACAATTGGATATGGTGCAAGTTTAGTAGCACTTGTTGGTACAAGTGGAACAACTTTGGGAATTATAACCTCTATACAAGTAGTTTCTCCTGGTATTGGATATACCATAACTTCACCACCAACGGTAGTAATTGGTATACCAACTGGATATAGTAATCTTGGTTTAGCTTACACTGGAGGAACATCTGGAGTTGGCCAAAAGGCAAAAATAACAGTAGAAGTTGGTTCTGGATCTAGTATTATTTCATATAAATTTGATGATCCTGGAATTGCTTATAAAGTGGGTGATAAATTAAAAGTGGTTGGAATACCAACTATCTCTGGTTCAACATTAACAGAGTTTGTTTTAACTGTAGATTCAGTAGAGACAGATTCTTTCAGTGGATTTTACCCAGGTCAATTCATAATATTTAATGATATTAGTACTTCTTTCAATGGATTTAGAAAGAAATTTACTTTATCCGCTGAAATTAATGGAGTAAATCAAATTATTAATTTAAAAACACCTACTGGCTCGGATCTAGACATAACAAATAATATATTCATATTCATAAATGATATATTACAAGATCCAACATATGCATATACATTTGTTGGTAGTAGAGTCATATTTACAGAGGCTCCAATAGAGGGTTCTAAGTGTGTTATTCTATACTATAGGGGTTCTTCCGTAGATGTGGTTGAAGTAGTTCCACCAAAAACCATAAAAGAAGGAGATTCTGTTATTATTCAAGAAAACAAAAATGACCCATTTGATATAGAACAATTTGATCGTGTAGTAAAGAATTTAACTTCTTCTGATCAATTGGAAACTTTCATATATTCAAGTATCGGAATTAATACCGATTTTAACAAATTTAGACCTTTAACTTGGAATAAACAAAAGCAAGATAGAATTATTTCTGGAACTTTATTTTCAAAATCTAGACCAGGTTTACAAGCAAATATAACTCCAACAGCAAATATAATTAAAAAAGTATTGCCATCAGATGATGTAATTTATGTTGATAATGCTTTCCCATTATTTTCGGATTTAGATGAACTAAATGAAAATATTAGAGATATTTTAATTACGGAACATAGAGAAATTTCTCCGGCTACAGGTCAAGCAGTAGTTTCTGGAGCATCAACTGTTTCTTCAATTAACATAATTGATTCTGGTGTTGGATATGCAAATACTTTATCCCCTAAAGTAAAAATATCTTCATCTTCTATAAAGAAAAAAGACCCGATATATAATTGGAAATATGTTGATATTACTGGAATAACAACATTATCCGTATTCAATGAATTATCATATGGAAATCAACTTGTAGCTGTTGGTAATAGTTCTTTATATTCTTATAGTTTTGATGGACAACTTTGGATGACCGGTAATGTTGGTGTTGGAAGTACTGTTAACTTGAAGTCAGTTAAAAAAGTCAGCATCGGATCATCAGATATAATTTTAACGGTTGGATCTAAATCACAAATAGCACAAGCCGTTGGATACAGTTCAACTATAACTTCTTGGACAGTGATTCCTTGTTTTGAGGAAGTTAACTTAGTTGGAGTTGGAGTTGTTGGATACAATCCAACAACATACTCTGGAACATTTAATTCAATTTGTTCTGGAAATAATAATTGGGTTGTCGTAGGAACGGGCGGATCTATATTTACTTCTTCTGGTATAATAACTTCTAGGTTTGTTAGTAGATTTTCTGGAGTTATTCAGGATTTAAATTCTGTTGCTTATGGTAATAACTATTACGTCGCCGTTGGTAATAATGGAACCGTTATTTCTTCAGATAACGGATCTTCTTGGGATATTAATCAAAATGGAGTAGTTCTCCAAAAATATAATAAAGTCATATTTGATGGAAGTAAATTTGTTGTTGTTGGAAATGGAGGAACAATATTAAAGTCTATTAATAGAAACTTATATCAAGTAATACCCAATAATATTAATCCTTCTGAAAATATTATAAACATAACTTATTTTGATGGTTTATACGTTGTTATTACTTCTGTGAATAAGGTATACTATTCATATGATTTATCTAATTGGACTTATAGAGATACTTTGCAACCAAATCAGTTGAATGATTTATTATTTGCAAATAATTTAGGTATTGAAGGCACATTTATTTCTGTTGGATACGCTGGAACAATTATAACATCCACTCCGGTTTATCATAGAGCTACAGCCGAGGCTGTTGTAGTTGGTGGTCAAGTTTCTTCTATTAATATTACTGATGGTGGATTTGGTTATTTTGATTATGATATTCCAAGCGTAATTATAGAATCGGATACATTTAAAACTGAATTGGTGAAGTCTTTTAAAGTCACTGGAGATTATGGAGATATTATTGGAATAACAACATTCTTACCAGGAACACCCGGAATAGGAACTACATCGCCCAAAATTGAATTTAGATTAAAATCTGAAACTTACGACAATACTACTCTTGGCGTTGGATACTCATCACCAAATACTTTTGGAGTAACAGCATCTCAACTTCAAAAGGGAGATTACTTTGTCATAAGTCAAAGTAACGTTCAGACAGATGGAAGTTTAATAGGAATTTCAACATTTTTGGGTGGAATGAGTAATTATCCAAATTCTAAGATTGGAATAGCTACCAATTTCTTAGATGGTGTTTATATTGTCGAAAATGTAACCACTCCTTTTGCCGGAATAGTTACAGTTACATGTCATTTTGCTCCAGATTACGGAACATCAGTATCTGTTTCCGGTAGAGGAACTTATAACACAGGAACTCTAACTTTCTCTGGTATTAATACCAATGGTTTTTATGGTAGATATAGTTGGTCCAAGTTTTACGATTTCCAAAACAGAGCCTTATCATTGACAGGTTCAAAATCCTTCGACGTTTATACTGATAATGGTTTGACTGGATTGTCAACTTCTCCAAAAGTTATTAGAACAAGACCTAATTTAAGTAACTAAATAAAAAAAAGTCTAAATTAAAATGCCTGCCATCATATCTGATCAATTTAGGATTTTAAACGCAGAAAACTTTGTAAAAAGTGTTTCTGGTGTCGGAGATACTACTAATAAGTATTATACTTTTATTGGATTGCCAAATTCAACCAGTGTTCAATCTGGAGGATCTCCAATTTGGTTAAATAATACTCCTTCACCACTAGATGGGTTTAAAGAAGAGTATCAGATAAAAGAAAGTATCATTGCGATGAAACAAATTACTAGTCAAGATGTGAGAAGACTAGTAAGAAAGGTTCAATGGGTTAGTGGTAATACCTACGAGATGTATAGACATGATTATAGTGTGTACAATCCCACTCCCGTTACAGGTAATACAAGTTTGTATGAAGCAAATTATTATGTTGTCAATGAGGATCTTAGAGTTTATATTTGTTTACAAAATGGAACTGATCCCGAAAATCCAAAGGGCAGGCCTTCTTATGATCAACCAACTTTCATTGATCTTGAACCAAGAACCGCAGGGTCTAGTGGTGATGGATATTTATGGAAATATCTTTATACAATAAAACCTGCAGAGATAATAAAGTTCGATTCTATTGAATACATACCAGTTCCTGAAGATTGGGGAGTTACCGGAGAAACAGTCGCTACTAAAAACAATGCTATTGATGGAAAAATTGAAGTTATTTTAGTTAATAATAGAGGAAGTAATTATCAACCAATTTCAACTTCATTTTCCAATGTCCCAATATTGGGTGATGGTAAAGATGGCAAAGCAACTATTACTATCGATTCTTTTGGAAAAGTTTCTGAAATTTTTGTAACCGAAGGAGGTACGGATTATACTTATGGTACTGTAGAATTTTATCCTGGGGCTCCAGGAAGTGAATTAAATGGACCTTTGAGTAAATTAAGTAATACTGGTATTGGAACTACATCAAAAGCAAGTTTTAATGTAGTTATTCCACCTAAAGGTGGACATGGATATGATGTTTATAGAGAATTGGGTGCATATAGAGTTCTTTTATATTCTAGATATGAAACTTTGGATTCAAATCCAGATATTATCATAGGAAATGATTTTGCTAGAGTTGGAATAATTAGAAATCCTACTGTTCTTAATAGTAATGTTGAACTTTTAAATACTTCCTTAGCAAGTGGACTTAAAGCATTAAAATTGGCAGGGGTTACAACAAATACTACATATGCAGTGGATTCTGTTATTAAACAGACAGTTGGATTAGGATCAACAGCTGTTGGATATGTAGCTTCCTGGGATCCTATTACTGGAGTATTGAAATATTATCAACCAACTGGATTAGCCTCAAGTGAATCTGGTTTTAAAATAACTCCTTTTACGTCAACTCCAGTTTCTGGATATGGAGTAACGATCAATTGCAGTTCTATCATTGGACCCGCTTTATCCATAGACACGGGATTTAATGGTATTACTACCACAATAAATAATAGAATATATCAGTTGGGTTTGAATTTTGTTTCCGGAATTTCTTCTGCAGAATATAACGTAAAATCCGGAGAAATAATATACATAGATAACAGGGCGCCAATTCCGAGATCAGCAAACCAAAAGGAAGACATTAAAGTTATACTGGAGTTCTAAAATAAAATGGCACAAAATACCAACCTCAACACATCCCCATATTTTGACGATTTTGATCCAACTAAAAATTATCAAAAGGTATTATTTAAGCCAGGAACTCCCATACAAGCAAGAGAATTAACAACCTTACAGACTATTCTTCAAGATCAAGTCGAAAAGTTTGGGAAACATTTTCTGAAAGAAGGTGCGGTTGTTATTCCGGGAAATATTGCTTATGATTCTGAATATACCTGTGTTCAGATCGATCCCAGTCACCTAGGATTACCAGTATCAACTTATATCTCAAATTTTGTTGGAAAACAGATAAGAGGATCCATTAGTGGAGTTGTTGCAAAAGTAGAACGTATCATATCTGATTTGGAATCAGAAAATAATAATTATACTTTATATGTAAAATATCAAAGTTCTGGTGAAGGCGATTTTTCCACATCGGTATTTCAAGATGGAGAAGATTTAGTATCCGTAGAAACTATTGACTACGGAGTTGGTAGTATAAGACAGGACTCAACTTTTGCAACATGTATTATTAATGATGCTGCAGCCACTGGATCAGCTGCAAAAATAGAGAATGGAGTTTATTTTATCAGAGGATTTTTTGTAGATGTTTTTGCAGAAACTTTGATACTAGATCAATATAATAATACTCCTTCATATAGAATAGGACTTAATATAAACGAAGAGATATCCGTAGCATCGCAGGCTAATCAAGATCTTTTTGACAATGCTAGAGGATTTTCTAATTTTGCTGCTCCAGGAGCAGATAGACTGAAAATATCTGCAACTTTGGCTAAAAAGTCTTTGAATGACTTTAATGATGAAAGTTTTATAGAATTGATGAGAATTGAAAATGGAGTTTTATCCAGATTTGTTAAAAAAACAGAACTGGATAAATTGATAACAGATATAATGGCTAGAAGAACATATGATGAATCTGGTGATTATTATGTAAAACCATTTACAGTTGTTGCTAAAGAATCTTTAAATAATGGTATTGGTAATAATGGTGTATTTAATTTTACTCAATTAACCACACAAGGTAATGTTCCTAGTGATGATTTGTTTAATTTGCAAATATCTCCAGGTAAAGCTTATGTAAGAGGATATGAAGTAGAAACTATTAATACAATAAATTTGGATGTTGATAAACCAAGAACAACCGCGTCAAATAATGATACTTCTGTAACTATAAATTTGGGAAATCAACTTGAATTGAATAATGTATACGGAACTACAAATGTTGGATTCGGTACTACCAGTCAAGTTAGATTATTCTCAAATCGTACTAGTACTCAAGGAACATCTTCTGGAATTCAAGTTGGATTGGCAAGAATTTATGATCTAAAATTAAAAAATTCTGCATATGCCAATAACGGATCTGTTTTTGAAACGGTTTTATATGATATTCAAACTTACACATATCTAAATTTAAATACAACAATTACTTTATCTACTCCTGCTTATATTCAAGGAAAAAATAGTGGAGCAACAGGATTTTTAGCTAAAAATGCTTCTAATACTAATGAGTTAGTTTTATATCAAACTACAGGAAAATTCTCATTACAAGAGGCTATAATAATAAATGGAGTTGAGAATACGAGAATCATTAGCAAAGTAAATGATTATTCGATATCTGATGTTCATCAAATAGCCGGAACTGGATTATCGGGTAATATTTTCACAGCAGATCCAATATTAAATCAAAATATTTTATTAGCACCAGTTACTTCTGGATTTACTATATCTACCGCTAATTCTGGAATAAGTACTATAACAACTTCTAACATAAACTTTGGTGTAGGAATTCAAACTGGAGATATAATTTCTTATACCAAACCCGGAGAAATTTTACCAACTTATAACAGAGTAACAACCGTAAATACTTCATCTAGATCAATCATAATCGAAGCCACTACAAGTGTTGCCAACGTTTGTTCGGGAACTCTTCCAACAACTCAGATTTCTTCCAACGAAGTTTTTAAAGTAGTTCCAAAGATATTAAATTCTAGAGAAGCCTACTTATATGAAAAGTTAGAACACAGAAACATATCTTCTGTTGATCTTAGTTCTGGAAATCTAATATTTAGAAAATCATATCCGGTAACTATTTCATCAAATAGTTTTACGGTAACTCTGGAATCTGATACTAGCATCACTGCTGAACCTTTTGATGAAGAAGATTATACACTAATTTATTCTAATGGTACAATTGAACCATTAGACGAAACTAAATTCAGTATTACTGCTGGTAGAACTGTAACTTTCGTAGATTTGAGTGTAGCTAGTGGATCTGCTACCTTAATAGCAACTCTTAAAAAACAAAATTTAAAACCCAGAAGAAAAATTCATAAAAGAGCTGGAATTTTAAATCTAACTAGATCTTCTTCGGTGGGTTCGGGTGTAGGAAATACGTCTTTAAATGATGGATTAACTTATAGTACAATTTATGGTACACGAGTTCAAGATGATAAAATTTCTTTACAAGTGCCCGATGTTACTGAGATTATTGGAGTATTTGAGTCTAATGATACGAATGAGCCGGATTTGCCAAAATTGCAATTAAAAAATTTAAATACCAATATTTTAAATACCATAAATGGAGAAATCATATATGGATCATCTAGTAATGCTAGAGCAATGTTGGTTTCTAACAATGGGAGTAATAGAGTAGATTTTGTTTATGTAAATGAAAATTCTTTTATAAAAGATGAAAAAGTTACGTTTTTGGAGTCAAATTTAGTAGCAAATGTAGATTATTTAATAGAAGGTGATAGAAACATTGTAAACGATTTTACTTTCAATTCTGGTCAAGAAAAAGATATTGTAAATTACTCTTATCTTGAGAGAAACTCTTCTGCAACCCCACCATCCAAAAAATTAAAGATTGTATACAATTATTATTATATAAATCCTTCAGATGAAGGAAATTTGGTTGTATCAAATTCTTATGATATTAATAGATTTACCAATGATAAAATATCTCTAGATGGAAATAGTGTCACCGATTTAATTGATTTACGTCCAAGAGTAGTACCATATGATCCTAATACTAACACTTTTTCACCATTTGAGTGGAACGCAAGGACTTTCAGCTCAGTTACCAATTCATCTTCATATATTTTAGCGAAAAATAAAAATTTAAATTTATCTTATAATTATTATCTTGGTAGAATTGATAGACTTTATTTGGATAGAACTGGAGAATTTATATTAGCAAAAGGTGTTCCTTCTATATCACCAGTCACTCCAGACCCAGTTGATGGTGGTATGGAAGTTGCTACAATAACTTTACCACCATATGTTTATAATATAGATCAAGTCAAAGTTAAATTAGTAAGTCATAAGAGATATAGAATGAAGGATATATCTCTATTAGAAGATAGAATAAAAAATGTAGAATATTATAGTTCATTGAGTTTATTGGAAACTGAAACTAGAAATTTAGTTATAAGAGATGCTACAACTGGATTAGATAGATTTAAATCTGGATTTTTAGTAGACAACTTTAAATCAAACTTATCCGGATCTTTAGGCGATTCTCTTCACAGATGTAGTACAGATACAGTGGAGGGTGTTGTTAGACCACAACATTATACTAGTTCTATTGATTTACTGCTTGGATCTGAAGCTGTTGTTGGAGTTGCAAATACTTCTAACCCAAATGCCGATTTAAGATTCGTTCGTGATTTGGGATCTCCAAATTCAGTCAAAGTTGGAGATGTTGTTTGTTTAAAATATACCGATGTTGTTTGGTTACAGAATAGATTTGCCACTAGATCTGAAAATGTTAATCCATTTAACGTAGTTAACTGGGTTGGAGTAATAGAATTAAATCCTGCAACAGATACTTGGGTAGAAACTAGAAGAAGTAGACGAGATATAGACATAGAAGGTAGTTACAGTAGCGCAGTTCAATCTCTTGGAGTAGATACTAATACTGGACTATCTCCTATTGACTGGGGTTCATGGGAAACCACCTGGACAGGAACTACAACAACAAATACTACATTTGTTGGTCGTATTCAAACTGGAACAGATACGCTTTCCAGTTCAACTACTAGAGGTAGGTTCCGAGCTGGAAGAGGCATTCCAATTACTACTACAACAAACTTAAGAGATAATTTTATTAATTTTAATAATGTAACTACATTAACTACAACCAATCAAAGTAGACAAGGAATTCAATATAGAGTTGGAGAGAGAATCGATACAACCAATCTTGGCGATAGGGTGGTTTCTACTGATATTATTCATACGATGCGTTCTAGAAATATAGAATTTATAGGTAGAAGACTCAAACCAAGAACAAGGTTGTATGCATTTTTTGACAATGTAGCTGTTAGTAGCTACATAATTCCAAAATTAATAGAAGTGCAAATGCAGAGCGGAACGTTTTCTTTGGGTGAAACGGTTTCTGGTACTTTGGGTACGGTTTCTATACGATTTAGATTGGCTAAATCAAATCACAAGTATGGACCATATAATAATCCGACCCAAGTTTTTGTTACAAATCCATATAACAGTAATGAAAATATTCCAACTTCTTACTCAAGCACATCTTCTTTACTTAATGTAGACACGGCAAGCTTAGAATTGCAAGCTGCATCTGGATTTTATGGTTATATTGTTAGTGGAATGCAATTGCGTGGAGAAACAAGTGGCGCTGTTGCTAGAATAAGTAATTTGAGACTTATCAGTGATGAAGCTGGAACTCTTATCGGATCTTTCTATATTCCAGATGCAACATTGCCATCTACGCCTTCATTTGAAACAGGAACAAAAACTTTTGTGTTAACAACTAGTGAACAAAATTCTACTGTTGGAGGCACAAGTGAAAGCACTGGTGAAGCAACCTACACAGCTTCAGGAACTATTAATAATGTTGAGGAGTCTACTCTTAGAGTTAGAAATGCAACTATCCAAAGAGTGCCAAGATCCGATTCAAGAACTACAAGCGAAACGGAAACAAATACTGTTGCTTCAACATCATTTACTGATAGAACTGTAAGACAAACTAGATGGGTTGATCCCTTAGCTCAATCATTTGAAGTAACCGATAGACCCGGAATTTTTATTACTAAAGTAGACGTATTTTTTAGAACAAAGGATACAAGAAATCTTCCTGTTACGATGCAAATCAGAACGATGCAGACTGGTTTGCCAACACAAGAGATTCTTCCTTTTGGTGAAGTTATATTAGATCCATCTCAAGTTAGAATTTCGGAAGATAGTTTAACTCCTACTACGTTTACATTCCCATCTCCCGTTTATTGTGAAGGTGGTCAAGCTTATTGCGTTGTTCTATTATCTGCGTCCGACGAATATACTGTTTGGATTTCCAGAATGGGTGAAGCGGATCGTTCAACTATAAACAGAGTTGAATCTGAAAGGATTTTAGTCTCCCAACAACCATTATTGGGATCTTTGTTTAAGTCTCAAAATGGAGCTACGTGGGATCCAAGTCAACTTGAAGATTTAAAATTAACAATTTATAGAGGAGATTTTTATAGAGGAACTTCAACAATAAGATTCTACAATCCAGAATTAAATATTGGAAATAGACAAATTGCAACTTTAAGACCAAATCCTATAGACACTATTTCTAGATCTATATTGGTTGGTATTGCAAGAAGTCTTACTTCTGTTGAACAGACCGCTCTAATTCCCGGAACTACCGTATTACAAAATAACAATAGTAAATTTTCTTCAAAAATTAAAAATCTTAGCGGTGCTGTTGGAATAGGAAGTACCTTGACAATAACAAATGTTGGTACAGCATTTACTTCTTCTTCCAGAACTTATTCTAATGTTGATCTAATATCATTAACTGGAAATGGTATTGGAGCAAAAATAAATCTTACAGTTACTGGAGGGGTTGCTGTAGCAGCTACAGTCGCTATTGGAGGAACAGGTTACTCTTATGGAGATGCATTAACTATTGATTATTCGGATACCGACAACAGAGGTAAAAATTTAGTCTTAACTATTCCAAATAATGTTGGCGTAATATCTGCTTTTAATTCTTTAGTATTAGATAGAGTTCAGGGTAATATAAATGAAAATTCTACAGATTCTTTATATTATGTTGGAATTGCTGGGACAACTAATTTATCTGGAGCTACAGTAAGATATTCAAACGTAAAATCGGATGGTCTTCATTTCCGAGTTGCTCATAATAATCATGGAATGTATGCTGACAATGATTATGTAACATTAAGCGGTATAGAACCTGATGTTAGACCCGTAACATTGACTTCTTCAGTATCCCCATCTTCAACTGATGCGATAGTAGTAAGTTCTGTTGGAATACTTACAACTTTTGAAAATATACCTATAAGCACTTTGAATCCTGGATATATTTTGGTAGAGGATGAAATTATTAAGTATACTGGAGTTGTTACCTCAACCAATTCCCTTACTGGCATTCAAAGAAACATTGGAGGATCTATTTCTGGATCATATTCCAGTGGAAATCTTGTTTATAAGTATGAACTATCTGGAGTTTCTTTAAATAGAATCAATAAAACTCATAGTTTGGCTGACGCTGATCAATCTACATATCCAAATGATTTAGATTTTTATTATATCAAAATAAACCAAGGTGGAATACCTGGAGTGGCAATAACTGATAGATCTTCTTTGAATATAAATTCTTTCCCACAATTATACTTCTCTTCAAGTAAATCTTGTGGTTCATATGATATTGTTCCCCTTGTTGGATCAATAAGAAGTCCAAAAGCTACTCAAAATATTCCTTTTAATGCAATTAGACCAAATATTCAATTGATGTTACCATCAGGAACATCAGTTTCTGCGAGAGCAAGAACATTTTCTGGATCTACTCCCGATTCATCTTTAACTGCTTTCTTAGATCAAGGATTTGAAAGCGTAGCATTAAATGAAACAAATTATTTTGATTCTCCAAGAATTGTTGCTTCAAAAGTAAATGAAACCGCTTACTTATCCAATTTTCCTGGATCTAAATCATTTACTTTGGAAATTGACATGACAACCAATAATACTTTGGTCTCTCCTGTTATAGATTTAGACAGAGTTAATTTAATTACAATAGGAAATAGAATAAACTCTAAAGTGACAAATTATGCATCTGATTTTAGAGTTAATACGTCATCATCAGATCCAACAGCGGCAATTTATTTGAGTAAAATAGTTACTCTAGAACAATCTGCAGATAATCTTAAAGTTTTATTTGATGCTTATAGACACTCAACAAATGATATAAGAGTATTATACAGATTGTTTAGAACAGATCAAAATTCCAATCCTCTATGGGAATTGTTCCCCGGTTATACTAACTTGGATGTTAATAAAAATGTAATAAGTTCGTCTCTGAATAATGGATTGTCAGATACTAATGTTTTATCGTCAAATTCTCTTGGTGATTTTAGTTCTTATGAGTATAATGCTAAAAATTTACCCCAATTCCAAGGGTTCCAAATTAAAGTACTAATGTCAGGGACTAATTCTTCATATGTACCATTAATCCGAGATTTTAGAGCGATAGCTACAATATAAAATGGATTTAATACCAATAGAAAATAATAAGTCTTTATATAGAGATGCTGAATCTGGAGCAGTGTTGAACTGTTCTTCCACTGATTATGAATCGTATTTGGAACATAAAAATTCTCTACTTGAAAAACAAAATGAAATGCAAAATTTAAAAAATGAAGTCAGTGAAATAAAGGATATGATGAAAATTATTCTATCTAAATTAGACTCTAACTCATAAATACTTAAAAACGGGTTCTAATAATGGCGGCAAGGAATGTAAACTTAGTTCTTGAACAAGGGGTTGACTTTCAAGCCACCTTTACAATCAGGAACACGAATAATGCACCATTAAATTTGACGGGTTATACGGGAATTTCTTCTATTAGAAAACATCCAACATCTTCTACTGCATATCCATTAACTCTTTCTTTTGTGGATAGATTGAATGGAAAAATTTCGGTCTCAATGGGGTATACGGCAACAGATGCAATTGAAGGTGGTCGGTATGTTTATGATGTTATCCTCATCTCTCCCAATTCCTACAGATCTCGAGCTGTTCAAGGAAACGTTCTAGTAACTCCAGGAGTATCATAATGACCGATTACTTAGTAACGTTAAATGAACCAGGTCCTTATAGAATTGGTGTAGATTATGAGATACCGACCAAATCTATACAATACGGTAACATCATTCTCGATAACATAAATTCACAATTCACTGGAATTGCTCAGACTTTTGGATTATACGCAAGTGGCGACTCATATGTACCTATAAATGATCAACAACTTATTGTTGTTAAAAATAATCTTGTAATGGAACCAATTGAAGATTATACTACTTCAACTAATAATATTATTTTTACTATTCCACCAAATCCAGGTGATGATGTTTTTATTATAGCTCTTGCAACAACAGCAGATCTTACTAGAACTATTAATTATGTGATTGATAGTGGATCTATAACAATGCTTGCAGGAAACAAAGGTTCTGTAACTTTAGATGTAAGTGGAATTATCGAATCTTTGGTCATTTTATCTGATCAACAGGGCGATTTAACATTGGATATTAAAAAATCCAATTATAATACTTTTCCAACTTTTACATCAATAGTTGGTGGGGTTTACCCACAAATGACAAATTCTAGAAAAATTCGTGATGATAATCTAATCGGATGGGATACAACCTTAATATCAGGTGATATTTTAACATTCGATGTTATTGCAGTAAATAACATAAATCGTTTTCTAGTTTCTTTAAAATTAAAATTATAAATAAAGATAGTTATTAAAAATCATAGCCTGTAGGGGAGTTGTTTAAATGGCACTATTAGTTCCAAATATTGGAGAACTTGAGTCACTCAGATACTTGGTTGCACAGAACAACCACACGGCAAGTCTTGCTGACCAGTCTCCCAGAAACTTAGTTTTAAAACTTTTCACAAGTAATACTACTCCAGTAGAATCTGATGTTCCTTCAGCTACTGCATATTATGAACCATATGGTATTGGTAATACCAACGCTTATGGATTTGCTCCTTATACAGGTTATCCGTTTTGCGTAAATAATAGAAATGATCAAAGTTATACATCTCAAACCGGTATTCTTTTAAATGGTTCTCGTTGGAGAATTAATCAAGTAGGTTCTGGTACAACTGCAACATATCCAGAACAAACCTTTACGTTTACCGGAGATGCCGGAGATGTTTATGGTTATTATGTAACTCGTGCAAATAATATGCCGGTTGCAGTTCAAGGTAAAGTTCACTATGCTTCTGTTGGAATTGGAACTACAATTACAAAAGGAAATCCAGTTGATCCAACTATTGGGGTTGTGGGTAACTCATATATTACTGTAGATCCTGATGTTAGTGTTGATGATTTAACTCTAGGAATGGTTGTTGGAGGAAATGCCGGCATTCAAACTGGAACTAAAGTCATTGGAGTAGACCGAGCGCTTAAAGTAGTTTATCTGGATAAACCTTTAATTGATAATATTCAAGTTGCGACTGATCCAAGTGTGGAATTTAGTTTTGGTAAAATTTCAGCAGTAGGACACCAATTAGTTGCTGGAGATATCCTATACATTGCTGCTGGAGTAGGTAATACAAGACTTGATTCAAATGTATATACAGTATTTTCAGTTCCAAACGCAAACGAATTTTTAACGACTCCATCTATTAATCCAACTCTCAATACTGTAGTGGGACTTAATACAGCAACTCTTTACTCCAGCATCATGTATGCTGAGAGATTTACGAATGGTCCATACGCTATCCAAAATAATGGTGACCAAATCAAGATTACTTTAAACGTAGCTCTTGACTGATATTTGAATTTAAAATTTAATATTTTTATTGTGAATGGGGGGATTGCTATTTTATGGCGATCCCCCCTTTTATTAACACATACAAGTGTTGTTAGAGATTAGAAATGAGCATTTATGTATATAATTCAAATCCAGACATAAGTACAAATGTTTATTCTACAGGAGATTATGGCAGTATTTCTTCTCCTGTTGATGAACCTGTATTAGATTGGGGTGCGAGCTCATTAGAACCTCAAACCATACCGGATTATAGTACATATAATTATTTACTACCCCCTCCAGATGGAAGTACTTCGGGAGCACCTACCGAATTTTCATCAGCACTAAAAACTTGGGATTCCGCGCCAAATTATGATAGTTCTAGTATTGAGTTTTCTTCTTTTAATAATATAGATCCCGGTTATGGAGTTTCTCAATATGATGTATTTCATTCTTCTTCAGATACCTTTGATTCTAGACAAAGTGAAGACTTTGGATATATTTACATTAATTCTACATTAACTGCATTTGGAAATATTAGTAGTAGTGGTAGTCTAAGTGGCGAAGCAGTTACTTTCCATTATACAGCGCCACAAACAACTTTACCGATTACTGGCAACGCCTTAAAGTCACTTGTTAAGACTTGGGTGGGTAGTGGAACGGTATTTGAAATAGGAAGTGGTTTAGAAAGGACTGTCAAACCATATATTGCTTCTGGTACACTGCGAGTCCGTCCAGGTGCCTTTGGCACCAGAACAGATAATGATTATGATACGTGCGATAGCGAAATTACTTGTGATATTGGTGGAATTTCAGCATTAGAAAGTGCAACGAAGGCATATAATCTAAGTTCAATTTATGATCCAGTTCTAGATTGGGGAAGCATATCTTCTTATGTTACTGGAGGAGATAATCTTGGATTCATAACTCAGCAAGATCCCGGACATTTCCCATATGATGATTTTGGATCAATATCAAATGTACCAACCATATATCCATTACTTCCATTCGGACAAGTAACCTTTGTAAGTAGTGCTGTACCTTTAAGCTTCACTGCAGATACTCCAGACAATACTATCCTCTACAACTTCTCTGGAACAGCCCTAGAGTCTTTCTCCGCTAACACTCCAGATGATACTATTCTTTATAACTTCTCTGGGGAGCTTACACATCCAAATATTGATTATACACCTCATTATGGTATTGATGAAAATATTGGAGTTGGAACTACAGGCATTCAGTTTAGATCTGGAGTATTCCCAGAAAGATTTGTATTCTCATATAATGAAGACACCCCATGTTATAATTCAATTGCAGAATCTCTTGATTTTGGATTGTTAACTGGAACACCTATAGTTCCAATAACTTTACCTAATACTGATTTCTTTGATTATGGGTTAGTATCCGAGGAAGAGACTGGCAATATTCCTGATAATTTTGGATGGATAATAGATGAGTTAACGATTAACTGTCCATTTGGTTCTATTAATATTGTCAATGGATTCAGTCCTAAAGAATCTTATCCATGGTTACCAGAACCTGGTGTTGGAAGATCTTGGAGTTTTACAAAAGGCAACTATATTTCATCTGGAAATATTTTAATTTCTGGAACTTCTATAGAATCCTTCACGGCAGATACTCCAGAAGATACGCAACTCTTTATTATTTCCGGAACTTTAATAGAGAAGAATACCGAATCTTATGTTGGAGTTGGTATTGCTATATTCTCTGGAACCGCTCTAGAGTCGTTCTCTGCACAAACTCCTGAGGATACTATTCTCTATAGCTTCTCCGGAACTGCTCTAGAGTCGTTCTCTGCACAAACTCCTGAAGATACTGTTCTTTATAGTTTCTCCGGAACTTCTATAGAATCCTTCACTGCAGATACTCCAGAAGATACACAACTCTTTATTATTTCTGGAACTTTAATAGAGAAGAATACCGAATCTTATGTTGGTTTAGGTACTGTAACACTTTCTGGAACCGCTCTAGAGTCGTTCTCTGCACAAACTCCTGAAGATACTATTCTCTATAGCTTCTCCGGAACCGCTCTAGAGTCGTTCTCTGCACAAACTCCGGAAGATACTGTTCTCTATAACTTCTCTGGAGCTGCCGTAGAATCCTTCACGGCAGATACTCCAGAAGATACACAACTCTTTATTATTTCTGGATTCGGAATAGAACAAAATACGGAATCTTATGTTGGTTTAGGTACTGTAACACTTTCTGGAACCGCTCTAGAATCGTTCACGGCAGATACTCCGGAAAATACCCAACTCTTTAATATTTACGGAGAACTTGTACATCCAAATATCGATTATACTCCTCATTATGGTATTGAGAAAAATATTGGTATTGGTACAACAGGAATTCAATTCAGAGTTGGAGTTGGAACTTTCCCAGATGGAGATGGCAATCCTCGTGATGCTAAGACATATTCTAACAGATATGGATTCCTAATTGGAGACTTTAACCAAGGTTCTGGTATAGGGACTATAAGGTTCTCATCGAAGGCAAGAACACTTAAAGTTCCTCGTTATCCTGGCCAAGGATCTATTTACGTAATTGGTAGTGGAAACGAATCTTTCAGTAAATCAAATTATGATGGATCGGGAATAATTACACTATCTGGAATTGCATCGACAAGAGAAATTAATGTATATGGTTATTATGGAGATGATAATAATCCCGGAACTTCTGGAACAATATTCTTATCACAACAAGTTTCAACTATTGAGAAAAATACTGAGGTTTATCTTGGAATTGGAACTATATTTGTTTCCGAAACCATAATTGAAAGAAATACCGAATCTTACGTTGGATTTGGTACTGGTACATTGTCTGGAACTGCTCTGGAATCCTTTGCAGCTCAAACTCCAGAAGATACACAACTCTTTAACATCTTTGGATCATGTCTTGAGGTATATTCTGCACAAACACCAGAAACTGAAGTTCTTTATATTATTAATGGATTTATTGAAGAATCTATTACTCATAGTTATGATGCATCTGGATCTGTTACTCTTAATGGATCATCCAATACATTCTATGTTCCAAATTATCCAGCAAGTGGAACTATTAGATTTGCAAATACACATCATGTTGATAATCTTTATGATACTTGCGATTCCGAAGATATTACATCGGACGAACAGGATTCGGCAAATGTAAGTTTCACTGCAAATCCACCAGAAAATACAGTTCTATTTAATATTGATGGAAGTGCCCTTGCAGTTGAAACCGCCTTATACACAGAAGTTGCAGATGGCCTGTTTACTCTATCTGGATCATATCAAGATCTTAAATTTAGTTATTCGCAATCTGGTATTGGCACAATATTCATTACAGAAATCTCTTCGGAAAGTGAAAGAAATGTTTATGTTGGATCTGGAAATATATTTGTAATATCTGGTGCATCTGAGTCGTACTCTTCACAAACTCCAGAAAATACACAACTATTCCAAATTTCCGGATCTGCTGTAACGTCTGTAGAAGTTGATTATCCAGTCGTTGGTATTGGATTGTTTGCATTAAGTGGATCTGCAGTAACTTCTGAAATTGCAACTTATACGCAAATAGGTTCTGGAACTATAACTCTTTCTGGTGAACTCGTTTATTCAGATGTTATTTACATTCCATCACCAGATGGTTCTGGAACGATTAATGTTCTTGGATCTTCCAACAATTCTCTTATCAAGACATATGATGAAACTGATGGAAATCTATTTGGATTCTCTTCTGGTCTAGAATCATTTACAAAATCTACTTATATTGGAGTTGGAACAATTTATATTCAGGAAGTCTTTGGATCCACTAATAATAATCCTTTCCAGATTCCAAGAACTTATGTTGTTATCATTTAATTCTGATAAATAAATCAGAAGAAATAGTAATTTGAGTCGTATAGTACTATGACCAAGCAGGTACAGCTTAGAAGGGGAACAGCTTCAGAACATTTAGCATTTACAGGAGCTGTTGGAGAAGTAACTGTAGATACTACTTTAGATGTTTTAGTTGTTCATGACGGGGTTACACTTGGAGGTCATTACCTAGTTGGGACGGGATATGGAGCGACAGTAACACAAGGAATTGTAAATAAAACTTTTGTTGGTATAGGAACTTCTACAACTGGATCTCTTGCATTTGCTGCAATAGGAGATTCAAAAATAGTTGGCAATTTAATAGTAAGAAGTTTAGACGTTGCCTTTGATCCTTTTGTTGAGAGAACTGGAATTTTAGATAATTTAGATCTTCTGAATATCACTGGAATTGTAACGGATAATATTAGAGTCGGTTATTTGGTAGATGACAATGCCGTTTTAATAACTCCAGGCACTACGGTTACATCTATTGGTCAAGGAGTTATTGGTATATCTGGTAACCATGGTGGATTGGTAGAGGGTGGGGAAACGGTTACTCTCAAATTTATAGATCCACTAGCTGGCCAAACAAATTTATATGACTTAAATCTTTCACACCAAGCAATTATAGCTGAGGCTGGAATTACAACAGCCTATGTTCAGGACTTATCTGTTAATACTGGTATCATAACAAACGCTACAATAACAACTGCTGGGATTGGTAGTTTATCAATCAACGATTTTTATGCTGCTAGTGGAGTCGTAACTACTGCAGGAATTACTGTTGCTTATATTGGTGATAATTTTGTTAATGTTGGCGTTGTAACAACTTTATTTGTAAATCAGGCGAATATTAATTCAGGTATCATAACCACTGCAGGAATTACAAGTGCTAGAGTAGATAATTTCTTTGCTACTTCTGGAATCGTAACCACTGCAGGAATTTCTAGTGCTAGAGTAGATAATCTTTACGTTACAAGTGGAATTTTAACGTCAACAGTAATAACTACATCAAATGTAGGTACAGAATATGTTGGTACTGCATATATTAATGCTGGTATTTTAACCTCTTCAGTAATAACAACTGGACATATAACTACACAATATGTAGATACGGCAAATATCAATGCTGGCATTTTAACTTCTGCTGTAGTAGGTACAGCAAATGTAGGTACAGAATATGTTGGTACTGCAAATATTAATGCTGGTATCATAACTTCCGCTGAAATTTCCACGGCTTCTATTAATCAAGTTTATATTAATTCGGGTATCGTAACTACTGTAGGAATCACTAGCGCAAGAGTTGATGATTTTTATGCTGCAAGTGGAATTTTAACGTCAACAGTAATAACTACATCAAATGTAGGTACAGAATATGTTGGTACTGCATATATTAATGCTGGTATTATAACTTCGGCTGGCATTTCTACGGCTTCTATTAATCAAGCTTATATTAATAGTGGAATCGTAACTACTGCAGGAATTACAAGCGCTAGAGTAGATAATTTCTTTGCTACTTCTGGAATCGTAACCACTGCAGGAATTTCTAGTGCTAGAGTAGATAATTTCTTTGCTACTTCTGGAATTGTAACCACCGCAGGAATTTCTAGTGCTAGAGTAGATAATTTCTTTGCTACTTCTGGAATTGTAAGTTCTTTAAATGCAACTGATACGTATCTTAGTAATCTAGGAGTTAACGTTGCAATTGCAACTAATGCCTTTATAACAACATCATATGTCAATGCACAATACGTAAACTCTGGATTTGCAACAAGTTTTGATATCGTTGATGCATATATTACTTCTGGTATAGCTACAGATCTTTATGCAACAACGGTATCTATAGGTACTGCATATATTAATGTTGGAATTGGCACAACACTCTCAATAACTGGAGTTGGGGTTTCCCAGGTTTATGCAAATATTGGATTTGCAACAGATTTAGTTGTTTCGGATCTAACATCAACAGAAACTTTACAGGCTAACTCCGGATTAGTTACAAGTCTTGTAGGCACTTATTTAAATTATTCTGGAGTTTCTACATTTGGATCCGGCACTCAAGCAGGTACAGTCACTGTCGGTGTTGGAACTACGGCTTTGTTTGTTGATGGTAGTGCTAGAATTACCGGAATTTTGACCATTGGCACTGGTTCTGTAACTATAGATGGTGAATCTTCTGAGGTTACTGGAATTTCAAAACTCGTTGCTGCAGCTGGAACAATTACAAATCTCGTTGGTGGAAATTTAAAATATACTGGCATTTCAACATTTAACGAGGTTGGTGTTGGAGCTACATTGTCTCTTGTTGGATTTAATACTGTAGGTGCTCGAGATAAAACTGTAAGAATTCAACTTTCCAATTCTGGTATCGCTTCGGATTATACATTAATTTTACCAGACCAGTTAGGTAGTGCTGGACAATTGTTGGGATTAAATCCTGACGGCACGTTAGGATTCAGTACAAACGGAGCTGGACTATTTGAAAGTAGATATTATGTTTCAGCGCAAAATGGTAATGATGCTTACAATGGTAAATCATTACCTGTTAAAACTATTAAGAGGGCAGCTCAATTAGCTTCATTTGATAGTTTTCAGATTCCGGGTCAAAGATATTTGGATGCTGGAGATCTACTAGAAGCTAACAAAGAATTTATCAAAGAAGAATCAATTGCTTATGTTCAGTTTAATTATGAAAATATTGGCGTTGCTACAATATTCCCAGACTTTAATGCAGCTACTTGGAAAGCAGGTATAAGTTCAGTTGTAGATGCTCTTGCGTATGACGTTAGATTTGGTGGAAATTCTAAATCCATAAATGTTGGATCTGTACTTAGAAATTCTGGAACATATACTGGAGAAGAAGTTCCATTTACTTTTGCAATCGATTATGTAAAATTCCTTGGCCAATACGTAATTAACAATCAAAGTCCACCAACTTTATACCAAACTGCAGTTTCGCAGACATTTGACTTCACTATCATTGATGATCCAGAAAATAATAATACAAATTATTTCCATAGATCTAAAGATGCTAGAAATCTTATTGTTGGAAATAGACAAGAAATTATTGATAAGTCTTTAGCTTCTGTTGCAGTTGGAGTTGGTTCAACGTTCTTCTTCCCTGGAGAAGTTGAGACTAATCCAAGGTCCAGATACTATGATTCATATAAGTTAATTACAATTAATAAACAGGAAATCGTTGATAAGTCAATGGCTTCTCTTGCCATTGGATTCCCAACTGGATTCTATGTTCCTGGTCCTGGAATTGGATCTACGTCTAAGGATTCTCGATATTATGATGCTTATAGATTGATCCAAATTAACAAGGCTGAAATTGTTGCCACTGCAATGACGGCAATCAATGTTCAGTATCCTACTCTTTGGTCTTCTGGAGTGTCATCTGCCAAGTGTCAAAGGGACCTTGGATATTTTGTTGACGCAGTTTCAACCGACGTATTTACTGGTGGTAACAACTATGCAAGAGCATTTACCGGTTTCTACTTTGTTGGTGTCGGAACAACCAGTTTAGCTGGTGAAGAGCAACAAACCATTTATGGATTCCAGCAAGCTGGAATTCAAATGAGAAATGCTATTACAAACAGACTCACAAATAAAAATCTGGGCATTTCAAGTGGACCAACATCTTATACAGGAACCAAAGTTGGAGCAGTAGGAGTTACAAGCACTGCAGCATGTACTGATGTACAAAATAACATTACTTCTCTTGTTGGAGTTGTTACTGCCGCAGTTGGTGCTGGAAATACTAGTGGACTTCCTGCACTAAATCTTGGAAACTTCAATCTTAGTGTGATTGGATTTGGAACGACTGCAGGAATTTGGAAGTGTGCTAGAGACACCGGATTCTTTGTAGATGCAGTTTCAACTGACGTATTTACTGGTGGTAATAACTACACCAGAAGATTTGCTGGATTCTACTTTAATAATGTTGGATCTCCAATTCCAAATGGATTGGTTGGTGAAACTGCACAATCAAATTATGTCTTTAGTAGTGCTAGAGATTTAATGTCTTCAGCAGTAACAAATCAGTTAAATTCAAGAGATTTAACTATTACTGCCGATTCTACCACAGGATTTAATACAAGTCCTAACTCATGTGCAAACGTTAGATCTACAATTTCAGCTCTTACTGGTATTGTTACTACAGTAGTTGCTGCAGGAAGCACCGCAGGTATTGGAACTACAACTAACTATGGATATTTCCTTGTTACTCCTACATATAATGTAAGAAATCTTACTGGAATTAGTACCCTTGGCATTGGAGTCAGTTCAGTTGGTATTGGAACCACAACCGTGGTTGGCGGCCGTAAATGTGCAAGAGACCTTGGATACATTGTAGACGCGATTGCACAAGACGTTTCCTACGGAACAAACCAACATACAATATATGCGACTAAGAAGTATTTCAATGGTGCTGGAACACTTCTTTCAAATGGTGTTCTTGGAGAACAAACTGCTTCCGTTTATGCATTCAGAAGTTTAGGAACTTATGCAAAACAAGCAGTCACAAACTGGTTAAATTACCAAGATCTTACAATTCAAAATGATGTTTCTATAGGAGCGACTAATAAAAATCCAAATGTATGTGCAAACACAAGATCTACTATTGACAGTCTTGTTGGTATTCTTACCACTGCTTTATTGAGTGGAAGTTTGGTTGGTATTGCTTCTACAAGCATTGGTGGAACTGATTGTGCTGACGTAAGATCTGCTATTGTTAACTATACGGGTATTGTTACTACTATAATTGGATTTGGCACCGCTGCTGGTCCAGCGTTATCTCTACCACAAACAAAATCTAATCCTGTTTGTATTATCGTTGAGGCTGGTGATTACACTGAAGATAACCCAATTCTTCTTTATGATGACGTTGCAGTTGTTGGCGATAACCTCAGAAATACTATTATTAGACCTCTAAATGCTGGTAAAGACCTCTTTAGGGTTAGAAATGGTGTTTATGTAACGGGTTTTGCAATGAAGGATGCGGTTGATGCCGCTGGTATTCCTCAATCAACATTTGACTATGCAGTTGCATTTGATGATCCCAACGATCCTTTAACTTCCAGAGCCGGATACGCAACAAAAACCGATAAACCAACTATTACAAGATCACCATATATCCAAAACTGTTCTATTCTTTCATTCTTAGGTGGAAATGGAATTTTAGTTGATGGCTCTAAAGTATTATCACCAAACATTCCAGTTATTGCACAAGAAGCTGAAATTCCTGTTTTAGATGAACAACCAGAACAAGGTAAGTCCATGGTTGCTGCAACATTTACCATGGTTTCGTTCGGTGGTATTGGTTGGAGAACAATTAATGATGGATATGCACAGGTTGTTTCTTGTTTCCAAATCTTCTGTCGTTATGGATCCTTAACTCAGTCTGGTGGTTATCTCTCAATTACCAACTCTGCAACAAACTTTGGATTCTATGCTCTAAGATCTACCGGATTTAGTCCAAATTCATTTAGATTTGACAGAGGAAGAATTGCAGCAACTGGAACTTCTGGTGGACTAACAACTCTTAAAGTAGTTGGTTTGGGTAGATCGGAACAAGACTTATATGTTTTAAGATTCTTTGATGGTGCAGGAAATGATCAAACTGCAAACTTTAAACCATCCCCAGTAATTAGTGAATTTATTGGTGCTGCAGTAACAAACAGTGGAGCCGTTAATACCTCTAATGA